CATGCCCACGAGCGAAATCACCGCTTGCCCCGGAGTGAAGGCAATCGGTTGTAGTCCGGAGATGTAGTCTTGCCGCGTGGTGTGGAATTGCTTGCCGGCGAGTTGAATCCATTTGTCTCGAGCCGCCTCAGCAATGTCCCGCAAGATGGGCTCGGCAATGCGCTCATCCATCAACAGAGCCATCTCTGTCGGGATGATTTTCACTAGGTCCAAAATCTCAATCACAGCAACCACTCGTATTTCACCACCGCATTGATGGGCATGTCCGTTGGCTCGCCTTGCGGGGTCAAAGGCTTCGCTTGCTTTTTCTTGACCGGGGTGACTCTCAGCATGTGGGGATGGTTGATCACGCGCCACGTTGGGTGCGTGAGATAGTGGGCCACCAAAAGCGTACCGCTCGCAGGAACATGGCCGGTCACCCAAACCACGTCTCCGGTATCCATGGTGAAATCCGTCCCCTCCACGTAGATTGTGTCTTTGCTCCTCAAGAGGTTGATGGACGCGGCCGGATACTTCAAAACCAACGGGCTCGCAGTCTCGATCAATTGGCAGTAGACGATCACCGCGTCCAGGTTGGTCAATCGGTCATAGTAGCCGAGCTTGTTTTCAGCCCGCACCGTGCATGATGCCATTCCCTCGAGCCGCGGTCCCACCGGGTCCCACGGTTGTTTGTCTCCCGTGATGCCCGTCATAATCCCACGAATCACCGTGGCATCATTCCCAAGGATTCTCTTTTGGAGGTCTGTCAGATTGCCCACTTTCTTTTCGTCAATCGTCCCCTCCTCGGGCCTGAAAAAAATCCAACCCGTCCCATCGCACAATGAGCAATTGGGGTCCGGCTGTCTCGTTTGATCGTTCACGGGGGTACATGGGCACACGGCCGTCCGCGTCCATGCGAGACGGTAGCCCTTGGTCTCCACCATGAGCACAAACTCATCGGCACGAAAATCGACTCGGCGCCCCGCCTCTTTGACACCGGCCGGGAGCCCAACCACTCCCGCTTTCTTGTTTTTGATCAGAGTCGGCATGTCACACCACGATCAATCCGGTCCCATGATAGTACCGTTTGAGAGTGGGCACCCACTCTTTGATTTCCTTGTTGTACTGCACGAGTCTCGCACCGTAGCCCGCGTTGGTTGCCGAGCTTGTAGTGTTGTAGCTCTGTGAGAGGCCGTCGATTCCTAAGCTGACCGATGCAATACCGGCGCCGCCCAAGAGGTCACCCGCGATATTCAACGGACCAAAGCTCGCCACCTTGCCCACCAATTCTTTGATGGCCGTGGGAAACTCGTCCAGGTCCGGATCACGTGGACTCACCGCGTTGGGATTGCTCGGCCGTCCAAAGCCCGCCTCGTAGGTGACCCGAAACGCCGAGGGTATGAATTTGTTGGCTCCGTAGATGAAAGGAATCCACGCGCCGCTTGCTCCCATGAGAATGGAGCCCGCGGTCCCCGTGCCCGGCACCATTTGGATTTGGCCACCAAATCGTTGGAGGTGTATCCAATTCGCGTCAAAGACTTGGACGATTTGCTCACCGGGCAGGACGAGCTTTACCTCCTCCACGCCGATCACCGGATAGCGATCCACCTTGAGCCAAATATATTTTGTGTAGTCCTCTTTGATGTAATCGTAGCGCTCGTTTTCAAAGCGCCGCCTCAAAATCGGAATGTCCAACCGTTTCTCCACCCAATCCACCGCCGCTCGAATCGAGTGAGCGTAGAGGCTCGAGGGATACGGATTGCCGGCATCGTCCGTGAGGTCCAAACCAAAGAGGTAGATTTCTTGAAGCTCCTCCACCGTGAGCAATTGGAGAGCCGGATGGGGCTCACCCGGAGCCGCGTCCGAAAACGTGTCCGCAACGTTGGTGCTCGAGTTGTAGTACCGGAATTTGTACCAGTAGTCAGACAACCCGTTTTTGTCCTCGTAGCGATACTCGGTCACCGCCTCCTCGAGCTTGAGCCGCGTGTTGATGTTGGTGATTTCTCGATACGGCCCATTCTCCCCGCTCGTGCTCCGGTAGATTTGGATTTGATCGAACGATTGGAGCACCGTCGCTACATCGGGCTCCAAGATGTCAACGATGATAGGAATTTCTTGTTTGCACGTCATTTCTCGTCCCTCGGTTCTGTGGCCGAGTCCGGTTTCTTGGGCAACGGCTCGTATTGCGGGACAGGGGCCGGCTCCACTCGGAAACGCTCGGTCAACCGCTCCACGTTTTTGTCAATGCGCTCGCTCCTAAGCTCGAGGTTGTTGACCCGCACCTCCAAGGTTTGGAGCCGCCAATCTCTCACGTCATTTGCCCCCGTTGCCTGGTAGAGCGCATCCTTGTCCACGAAACCGTGAGCAAACCAAACCGTGCCGCCTGTGAGAAGCCCGAGCCCCAAGGTCCCGATGGCCACCCACATTCCGATGGTTGCTTGCCGTTCCGTGGTCATGCTCGTCTCCTACGTCCAGGTTGTTACGTCTTGAGTCGGTTGGTCGGGGACCGTCTTGGTGAAATCCACGTCCGTCCCCTCGATTTGGAAATTGACCAACGCAAGCCTCATCAACTCAATTTCAAAGTATCCGTTGGCGTCTGTCCAGACCTTAGCAAGCTCCTCGGATTGCTGAGTCTGTCCAACGGATTGGGGAGTGGCGGACCAAGCTCGGACGCACGCGCCCGCGATTGGTTGGCCACCCGCGTTTCGGATGGTCCCGAAAATCTTGCAAAGGTCGGGAGAGGTCGGCCAATTGACTTGGTTGTTCCCCGTGAATGTGACCGAGCCGTCCGCCGTGACCGTCAACGTCTCCGGCACCGTGAATGTGTAGCCCGTAGAGAAAAGCCTCACGCTGTAGACATTGGCATCCAACGCCACGTTGACCTTGCCCGTCACGTCCGTCCATAGGCGCATCAAAAACGCCGAATTGCCGGCGTCAAAAATGTCCACCTGGACACCTTGCAACGGATTGGAGTCTTGGTCCTCTACGTTCACCTCGATTTGATACGCGCCCGCGTGTGAGGCCGCGCATGCGTTCAAGAGAGCGCCCGTGGTTCCCGGAGTGAGGTGCGTGTTTGCCACCTCGTCCCACACCGCGTCCGCGTTGGCTTGGGCCACCGCTTGGTTTGGGTCCTCCATAGCAGCCAATCGACCCATCACGGTATCCCCTGGCAACACCGGGACAGCCGGGGAGCCCGAGGGGATGAAAAGCTCGTTGGTGACAAGGTGCTCCTCCACCGCGAAACCGGCCGGAGCCGCCGTGTGTCGATAGTAGACGAAATACATCCACTCCGAGCCGACCAACGATTGCTGGAAAAGGTAGGTGTAGAGTCCCGGTTGATTGGCCGCGTCCACCTCGCTCATGGGCAGCCACGTTGGTACGTTGGTGAAAGCTCCGGCGCCGTCCCAATAGTGCCCGTCAAGAGCGCCGCCGTGCGTTGCCCTCATCCGTCGAATGGCCACCTCGGGGGTCCCACCGGCAAAACCAAGACCGGACGGACTCACCAATTGCAGAAACAACGAGATGTCATCGTTGGGGCTCCACCGGTAGTAGCTATTGCTCATGTCAGTCTCCAATGCCCCTAAGTCAAAAGCTCAAAATCCTCGGAGCAAAAATCCTCGTTGTAGGTGGGCAAAAGCATCCACAACACCGTCTCGTCTCCGTGGTACTCCATGGTGGATTGTGCCACCTTTCGATCCGTCCCGGAGCCCTCAGCCTCAACGTAGTGACCCTCGGGCCAACTTGGACGGCGCACCTTTTGGCCGCTGGCCAAAGCATCAACCATTTCGTCCATCGTCATTGTTGCTGCCTCCCAATACGAGTACCCGTTTCGGGATATGAGACAGGGCCTCGGTTCACGTCAAACGTTTGTGTGTCATCGCTGCCCGGCAAAGCCGTGGGCTCCACCCGCACGCGAATGGCTTTTCCGTTGGCCGAAAGTAGCGTGAAAAGACCCCCGCCGCTCACGTCCACCGCGCTCCCGTACCCACCACCATCGCTTGGGGCCTGGTACTCGAGCGTGGTGCCAGCAACCAAAAATCGCAAGGATGCCGTTGTGCCGATGGTGGTGCCCGGCTCCACGTGCTCAACATGGACAGCCCCAAGCAAATTGCCGGCCGGTTGGGCTCGCACCATCCTCAACTCATCCAACTGAGCCCATGTCCATGATCGAATGAACGGGGGGCCTTGAATATGTGTACGCCCACCAACGTCAATGTCACCACCCGCTCCAACCAAATCGCAGGTTGAGCCAAACTCGAGGTCAACATGGTCACCGATGAAAATGGCTTTCCCGGCGTTTGCCGTGAGCCCTTGTCTCAGCCTCAGTCTCCCACCCACGGTTTTGGTCCAATGCCGGAAAATAAACATATAGTAGGTGGCCGAGACCTCTCCCTCGAAAATGAAATGGTTGTAGGTGTTGGTATCGCACTCAATGTCACATTCCCAAAACGTGATCCCCGTGTAATTTACGCGGACAAAGCCGCTCGTGATTGTCTGAGACGCGGGAAATCGGACGCGCATCCGTTCCAAATCAAAAATTGGTGCGCCACCCGTATTCCAATCCAAGCATCGTTGAGAGTTGAAATAGATGGACCCGTTTTCGTGCTCCATGCGCCACGTGTTGATGCCTCCCCACACTTGCCAAAGCAACGTGAGTTGAGAGGCCATATCCTTGGGGTGGCTCCCTTTGAAATTGACAGGTCCCCATGAGGAGTAGCAGCTACCGGGCACCGTGGCGTACTTGGGTCCTCGGATGTTGGTAGACCAA